CTATCGCTCTCGGCGCGTAGCGCGGTGCGGATAGTATCTAACTCATTAGGAGTTAATACTAGCAGATAATCACTTCTGCTCATAACCTAGCCTCTCTTGTGCTTGATAACCTTACGGGCTACCATAACACCTAGCGCGGTGATAATCAACCACCATTGTAGGTTAAAGTATATCGGTGCGCTTGAGAAGGTAAGTCCCCAATCGCTCACGCTAAACTCTATGAAGTTATCCATAGTATATCACAACCCTTTCAAGTTGTAAAGTTGCGGTATCTCCGCGTGTCGCGCTAGGGTCTTGAACCCTCGCACCCGTTAGGTGTGCGCGACTATCCTTCTAGTATCCTTGCGCCCCGATTAGTCGGGTCTGCTTGGTAGCAGGTTGCCAATCTTGTCGGGCTAGGATAACCTTCTGCCCGAAAATCTCTCGCTTCTCCTGCCTATCTAGGGCGCGGTTAAGGCGCTCATAGTGGGCAAGTATCTCCTCAATACTTCTCGCCATGCTCTCTCCTATTTATCGTGTATGTTGAACGCTTGCTCCCGTTTAGGCGCGTTAGCGTGTAGTTGCGCTAGTATAGCGTCCTGCTGTGCTTCGGTCAAGTCGGGCGTAGTTGAGCGTTCCCCTGCCATGATAGCCTTGTGCGACTTACGGGCTAGGCGAACTACGCTACCGACTACAAGGGGTGCGACAACTCGCGTGTTGCCCTGCCTATCGGTAATAACTACGGGTGAGCATTGTGCGCCCGTTAGGTTGTAGTGTCGCTTTCCCCAAGGCTTGCTAGCCTTAATGGTAGGCGGTGTCTTAACTATACTACCCGACCCCGCGTAGGGGCTCGGCATTTCGCTATCCTCTCTCTAGTAGTTGCGTAAGTATATCATAGTGCTTAGTGCTTGTCAAGTAAGCGAGGGAGATAGTCTAGCGGTATCCCGACGGGCGACCCGTCTTATCGTGGGGCGTATCCTGCCCGACTATCTCTCTCTATTTACTTGTGAGCCCTATCTTATCAGACTCAACTTATCTTGTCAAGTCTGCCCGTCTAGGGCGTGTCTTGGATAATCTTGCGAATATCTGATGACGGGGAGAATTATACCCTACCCCTATCCGCTTGTCAATTCCGACACGCCGAGGAAATTGTGATATAGGTCATAGAACATTTGTTCTAATATATGGGGGCTAATTGGTAATGGTAATCGTTCTCAATATCGGTGGGGAGATAGTCGGTAGCCCTAAGTTTATTTATCTACTCAACCATTATTAAGTTATCTCCCAGCAAACACACAGGACTAACTCTTTACCATAGGTTTAGGGTTCATTATGGAATAGATACTCAGGAAGTTCTCAGGCAATTCTCAGGAAAGGTTTTGACCCCAGACATTGTTAATCGGCACGGCACGGTATATATAGAGTCCCTCCAAAATTTTCTGTTATAAGCCCCCCAATATATATACAAATCGGACATAATACCCCCTAAAATAAAATATATCTAGGAAACCTGTTCGGTTTCCCGATTTGAACAGGTTTTCTATATATGTAATAATAAATATTTATAATAAGGAGCTTGCTCCGCTTGAACTACGCAAGCTCTTATATAATATAATATATATAATATATATATGGGGAAGCTATGCCCGTTTTATGACGGGCGTTATTTCTGTGATTTAACGGGGGACACTGATGGGTAGAAAGCCTGGCAAGGTAGATATACCGATGCATGAGGCTAAGGAGAAAGTTCTCCTGATGCTAGCCCAAGGTAGCACCATAGCCCAGGCAATGGGCTCAGTGAACCGCAATGAGGTAACCTTTAGGCAGTGGTCCATGAAGGATACTGACTTCAAAGACAGGGCCGACAAGGCCCGCCTCGAAGGCAAAGGTATCAAGGCTGACTTTAAGAATCTTAAGGATATTAGCTTTGAGGACTTCTCTCAGCAGTTTCTAGACACCAGCCTCTTTGACCATCATAAGGACTGGATTGACCTGATTGAGGGGCGCGAGCCCCGCTATATGCACCCTGCCATGACATACGAGCCAGGGGCATCTAACCGAGTCCTGATTAACGTACCCCCTGAACATGCTAAGTCTACCGTGGTGACGATTAACTATGTTACCTACCGACTAGCTGTAGACCCGAATGTTAGAATCATTATCGTCTCTAAGACCCAGGGCATGGCCCGCAAGTTTCTCTCGGCGATTAAGACAAGACTCTCACACCCGAATTGGATAAAGCTTCAGACAGCCTTCGGTCCGCAAGGCGGATACAAGGCTGATAGCCAAACCTGGAGTGCTGATATGATTTACCTTGGCACTGGTAGGGACTCTGGTGAAAAGGACCCTACAGTACAAGCCCTTGGTTTTGGTAGTCAAATTTACGGTGCTCGTGCCGACTTGATTATCCTCGACGATGTTGTGATGAACTCCAATTCCCACGAATGGGAGAAGCAAATTGAATGGCTTCAAAAAGAAGTCATCACACGCTTAGGACGACACGGGAAACTACTTATCGTAGGGACCCGTGTTGCTCCAGTAGATTTATATAAAATGATTCGGGACGGTCAACAATGGACAGGTGGTAAATCTCCCTTTACCTACTTTGCCCAGCCAGCCGTACTGGAGTTTGATGAAAACCCGAAGAACTGGAAAACGCTTTGGCCATGGACGGATAGGGCTGAAGGCGATAAAGATGAAGCTAATGCCGAAGGACTTTACCCTAAGTGGGACGGTCCTTCACTTTTTACTCGGCGTAGTGAAGTGGCACCTTCCATCTGGGCGATGGTCTACCAACAAGAGGATGTCACCGAAGATTCAATATTCTCACCCACAGCAATTGCAGGATGCGTTAATGGTATGCGAAAGCGTGGACCCCTCAAACCAGGAGTCCCAGGACATCCAAAGAACCTAGAGTCTGCTTATACAGTTATAGGCCTAGACCCAGCGATGACTGGCAATACTGCTGCGGTAGCTATTACTTACAACCGTGGCGATAGTATGATTTATGTTTTAGATGCTGTCAATATGACAGAGCCTACCCCTGCGAAAATTCGTGCCCTTATCGAAGATTGGGTACAACGCTATAAGCCACAGGAATTACGAATTGAAATCAACGCACACCAGAAAGCATACGCACTCGATGATGAACTGCGTAACTGGCTTTCGATGTACGGATGCCAACTCAACTCTCACTTCACTGGTAAGAACAAGTGGGACACTTCTTTTGGTGTGGCTTCTATGGCGAGTTTATTTGGCAGTATTAGAGATGGACGATTTCAAGATAACAACTCGATAGAGCTACCTTCTAACGAAGGAAGCGAAGGCCTTAAGGCTTTAGTACAACAGTTGATTACTTGGAAGCCTGAGACTAGAAACCCTACAGACTGTGTAATGGCTCTCTGGTTTGCAGTCATTCGCGTCCGCGAGTTAATGCAACAACACTCACAGTCAGCAAGATGGATGCAAAACCGTTGGGCAACAAGAGCTCAAACGGAGAGAAGATTCTCAATCAACTTAGATGAAGCTGTTGCAGAGCAATGGCAACAGACATACGGATAGGATATAACATGGCAAAAGTAAAGCGCCAGTCAGCTGCTAAAGTACAGCGCAAAGCGGAGAAGGCAAGACTATACGCTAACCAAGACCCATCTAGTGCGGGAATGTACGGCGGTTCAGAGGCAGAATATGAACTTCAAGAAACAGCAATGAATCTTAGTCGTGGCAAAGCAAAAGGATTAGGGAAGATTGCTCGTGCGTTTTCACATCCTACAAAAGAAGAATCTAGAGCTGCTCTATTGATGTCGAACTCACGTGCTGCTGAACTAGAGCGTAGCGCACTTCGCGCCCAAAGCGCAGAGCGTCGTGGTCAAGAAGCAGCAAGTAAGGCTAGAACAAAAAGAGCTATTACAGGCCGTGCTTCTGGTGGAATTACAGGTAAGGGTTCCAAGAATGTTAACCCTACCTACAACACATACTAAGATTTAGTTAGGATATAATGGCACTTTCAATTGAACAGATTGCAGCACGAGTTGACTCGTTGCGCTTTCGTAATGCAGATAGGGACGCTCGTAATCAAGACGTTCTTGCTGTCCGCAAAGGTCAGATTGCCAGCGTATATCCTGACTTCTTTCCAGATGGGGTAGATGCAAATGTCGTTGCGAATTTTATTGACATTGTTGCTAGAGACTTATCTGAAGTCATGGCGCCTCTGCCTGCGGTCAACTGCTCCGCGGCGAATTCGGTTTCAGACAGGGCTCGCAGCTTTGCTGACAAGCGTACTCGTATTGCGAGCAATTACTTTGCCCATTCGGATATGGCTGTGCAGATGTACTCGGGAGCGGACTGGTATATAACCTACGGCTTCCTACCATTTGTAATTGAATTAGATTCAGAAGCTAAGCTACCTCGTATTCGTCTAGAGAATCCAGTTGGTGCATATCCAGAGTTTGATAGATATGGACGATGCATAGCATTTGCTAAGCGTTACTCTATGACACTCGGTGAGCTTGTTGCACAATTCCCTGAGTATGAGCGTGCGCTCCTTGGTGGACTTGGATACAAGCAAGAGTTAAACTCTCTTATCGAAATGGTTCGTTACTATGATAAAGACCAATCGGTAATCTATCTACCAGATAAAAACAATCTTGTATTATCTCAAGCTAAGAATCCTCTTGGTAAGATGATGATTGTTGTAGCCCGCAAACCATCTATTGATGGTGAACTGCGTGGACAGTTTGATGACATATTAGGTATTCAGTTGCTCCGCAACCGCTTTGCTCTTCTTGCTATGGAAGCAGCAGAGAAATCAGTACAAGCTCCTATCGTACTTCCACAAGATGTACAAGAGCTACAGCTTGGTGGCGATGCGGTTATCCGCACATCAAATCCAGCTGGCGTACGACGCGTAGAGCTTACACTGCCACAAGGCGCATTCACTGAGCAGACTCTGCTTAATCAAGAATTGCGTGTTGGAGCACGTTACCCTGAGGGACGTACAGGTAACATTAATGCATCGATTGTCACGGGTCAGGGCGTACAGGCTCTCATGGGTGCGTTCGATACTCAGGTCAAATCTGCACAGGCAATCTTCGCCAGCGCCCTCCGTGACGTCATTCAGATTTGTTTCCAGGTTGATGAACTTATCTTTCCAGAAGAGAAGACAATTCGCGGTGTAGATGCTGGTGCTCCTTACGAGATTACTTATAATCCTAAGAAGGACATCAAGAATGATTACTCAGCTGATGTTCGCTACGGTATGCTTGCTGGTCTTAACCCAGCACAAGGTTTGATATTCATGCTACAGGCACTTGGTGGTAAATTAATCTCCAAGGATATGGCAATGCGTGAACTACCATTTACTGTTAACGTTGGTCAAGAAGTTGAGAAGATTGAAATTGAAGATATGCGTGCAGCACTTGTTGCATCACTTCAAGCATACACCCAAGCAATTCCACAGATTGCTGCAGGTGGTGGAGATGCAAGTCAGATAGTATCTAAGATTGCACAGGTGATTAAGGCTCGCCAAAAAGGACAAGCGATAGAGGATGCGATTGAAGAAATCTTCGCACCCGTCGAACAAGTTCCTCCTGCTGGTGCCCCGATGGTTGAGCAACCGTCCCCTGCTCCCGCTGGCGCCCCAGTAGGAGGCGCTATTACTCCAGGCCCAGAAGCGGGCGGAGTTCCAGATATAATGAGTTTATTAGCAGGACTTAGATAATCTAGGAGGGGACAATGACAACGATTATCGGTGTCGAATATAAAGATAAATCTGTCATTGTTGCCGACAGTCGCATTACAGACGATAGCGGTAAATCTTACTCACATCCATTTATGCGTAAGATATCATCACGCGGCGCGTTACTAATAGCAGGAGCAGGAGAAGTATCACCCTGCGACATTGCCCAGAACATTTGGATTCCACCAGTATTCTCAGCGAAAGACAAGAAAGATGTCTATCGCTACATGATAGTCAAAGCTATGCCTTCTCTTCGTAAGTGTCTTACAGAGAATGGTTACAACTTTGATGAAGCTCATGATAAGAATAAAGATGGATTAAGATTTCAATTTCTCATCGCAGTAGGTGGTGAGCTATTTGATGTTGACCAAGATTTGGCGGTAATGAAAAGTGAAGAAGGATTCTACGCAATCGGAAGCGGTGGTAGTTACGCTCTTGGAGCGCTTTACGCGGGTAGCGATGTCATCGGTGCAATGGAAGTGGCTGCACGAATTAGTGTATACACAGCCCCACCATACCAAGTAGAAGAACAACTCAAATGAGTAAGTTTAATCAAGCCATTGAAAAGGCGATGAGAGTACTTGCTGAAGAGTTAGAAGATTCAGAAAGCCAGATATGTACTGGCTGGGTATTAGTAAGTGAGTGGAGTGACTACGAAGGCACACGCTATCTTATGACAGATGTAAGTGAAAACATGAATCCTTGGTTAGCCAAGGGTATGCTGTTATCAGCAGAAGAATATTCTTATAGTCCTGAGGAGGATGCTCGTGGCAACAACTGAGAATCGTGGCGGTATGCGCCCTACAGCGGGACAAAACAATCCATATAAGATTTCTCCTAATGGTGGAAATGGACAAAGCGGTAAAAAAGCCGCAAAGGCTATGCAACTTCGCCCATCTGGCGGTGGAGCCTCTGGTGCTACTAAAGCTCTAACTCAGCAAATGTCTGGTGCGCCTGGTGTAATAACTACCGCTACTGCTACCCAAGGTGGCGTTCGACCATTACGTATTCCTGCATCAGAACTTGCTCCAACAGTAGGAATTGCTGACCCATCACTTCGTGGAGAAGAAGATATCACAACTGGCTCTCTTGCTAATCCAATAGGTATGATGACTCCTGGCCCTGAAGCTTTAACGCTTCCTGGCGGCGGACAAGGTGATGCTAAATTTCAATCTAATATAGATTCTTACTATTCAGTTCTTTCATACATTCAAGGCAGAGACGATACATCTGAAGATACTCGTCAAATTATTAACGCATTGATGAGAGCTGCTCCATCAGTGGAGGCTATTTAATAGTGGAGATTTGGAACAGAATAGGTAAGCTGGCTAGAGGTACAGCTGACTGGGTTGGAGATGTTGGCCTTGCTGTCGTCTCACCAGCTAAGTTTGTTTGGGATATAGCTACTGCGCCATTTAACGACAGAGAAGAATTTAATGGATTTACAAATACTTTGCGTCAAGCTGGTATTGATTTAGGTAAGAACGTTGGACGCCCTATCGGCGGTATTATAGCAGCAGCTGATAAAACAGCACAGAACATTCTTCGTGAGCCATTAAGCGCTGCTTTCCTAGTAGCTGGACAACAGGACTTTTCAAGAAGTGGTTTGCAAAGAGCATGGAATGCTCGTAATGAAATTTCAATAGGACAATCTGCTGCTTCAGCTCTTTTAGCCCCAGCTAAATTATTGCCTGACCAGATTACCCCTGAGTTTCTTGATGAAGATTTTAACATCTATGATGAGAAGAAAAGAAAAGAAGCTTTCTCAAAGAGCGTATTTGGTAGAGCAATCTCTGGCTCATTAGATACAGTAGCGCAGTTTGCATTTGACCCAACTTTAATTGTTGGAAAAACCGTCAAGGCAATTCGCAGTGTAGATGACGCTTGGGAAGCTATTCAAAAGATTCGCGTTGCTCGTGCTGGCGATGAAGTCAATGAGTATGTTAACCTAGCAGAAGACTTTGCAAACAATGATGCTGTATGGGCTGCTGCTCATCCTTGGGTTAGAGCAACTAACAATGAGACAGATGTTGCCTACTTACTAGGACAGACACGCACTAAAGAAGAAGCGCTAGATACAATGCTTGCTATTCTTGGTGACGATTCAGGTATTAAGCGTTTAGAAGAACTACGCCGTCCAGACTTGGCAGAACCTATTCGTATTGCTAATGGTGAGCTTGACCGTTCATCTTTAAAGATTCTACTTCGTGAAGAAGAGAGAATGCTTGGCGGACAGCAAGAAGATATGCTTCAGTTCATTATGCGTACCCCTGAAGAGATTGCTCAGGATAGAGCATACATTCAAGCATGGGCTCAACACGATAGATACTTTGGACAATTGCAACAGGTTGCAGCTGAAGCTCCAGCCACACGAGGTATTGGTCTTGGTGAAGCAGCAACAGGAAAATTCAAAGCTACGGCTCGTACCGTGCCTTATTATAATCGTGATGTAGGCGATGCTACCGTTACAATGTATCAACCTACTCCGTATCATAAACTATATTCTATAGTACAATGGTCTCAAAGAGAACGCCCTAGTGGTTTAGTTAATCTAAACGATGGTGAATCAATTAGAGAAATCACTGCAACAGTAGAACGTTTGCGCTCAAAGCGTTTGATGAGTGACAACGAAGCGGCACAGTTTATTACTCGTTATGCTGCAGCGGTATCTCCTGAAGCCCGTGGCCTAGTTGTTAACGAACTAGAAAGAACGGGATATCGTAGGGTTGCTGCTAAGAATGGTGTTGATTTAAACACAGCAGAAGAACTATTTAATTTCCATATCTCTGCTCGCTCTGGAAAGATGCGTGAGATTAGAGAAGAAGGTTTCCTCTGGGATGCTATTGAGAATCGTATGATTCGAGTACCATTACTAGAGTCTCAGACAGCAAACTTCCTACCTATTGCAAACTTTGATGAGATTGATAGAGTGCTTGGCGCTAATAGTAGTGTCATTAAGGCTCTAGCTGGACGCACTATTGACATTCAAGAGAGCGTTTCTGACTTGTGGAAGGCTTCAGTACTACTTCGCCTAGGTTATCCTGTTCGAAATGCTGTAGATTCCCAGCTTCGTATATGGGCAACCGTAGGAGCTATGGCATCTCTGCGCCACTTAGGCCCTGGTAGCCGTAACTTAATGAACAATGTTTCTGATTTTGCTACCAAGTCACGCTTAGTTGACAGATTTAAGATGGTCAAACGTCCAGATGTAAACCAAGTTCGTATTGGCCTGCAATCTTTAGGGCGCGAAATTACTGAACTGCAGAATGGCCTTAAGAAACTAGACGGAAAGCTAGCACTTGAGCCTGAAAATGCAGATATCACTGGTAGAATCGTAGCGCTAACCCAAGAATTAAAGACTAAGCTAGCAGTATATGATGGACAAAATAAATATTTATCTGAACTAGAAAAAGTTGCTATACCTTCTAAGAAACTCAAGGAAGGTGAAGGTGCTCTTGATATTGCAAGTAGCATTAATGGAGCAGATGGTTTAGTATATACAGTAAACGATGCATTTGGAAGCCCTAATGGGGAACTATTCCGAGAACTGTCATCTTCTGATACCACATTCCGTTCTTTACTACAGGATTATTCAGCCCTATATGGCCCACGTATTATGTCAAAGAGTCGTGGAGCTGTTCGCCCTGAAGACCCACAGTACTATCAGTCTTGGACTAAGGCTATCAATGAAGACTTCATGAACTCTGCCGTAGCTCGCAAGCTTATTGCTGGCGAAAGAGTTGAGGATGTAGGTAGATGGCTAGAGGGTGAAGCTGGTTTAAGAAGCCGCCTGAATCTAGCAAAAACAGACTCAACAGAATATGTAAGTACAGTCAAAGGCTTTGTTGATAACTATATTCCTGAAGGATACGGAATTCGTCAAGAACTTATGGGTTCTTATTCTACACTTAAAAATAAATGGCCTGGTCTGCAAGAGTACCGTGATGGCGGTAGTGGTGGAATAGTAGGCACGAGAAGCGTAGTTGGTTTTGTAAGGACTTCCTCCCTTAAAGACATGTCGGGAAACGTTGCTGGGAACAAAGAAGCAATAGATTTCTATCGTAAATCGTTGCGAGAAGGTAAAGGGTTTAGTAAAGATTTCCGTGGCGAAACATACAATGAACCAATTATGGTTGTTTATGATAATGAAACAGGTTTAGCATATATCGGAGAAGGTAACCATAGGCTTCAAGCTGCACTCGCTGAGGGCGTAGAATATGTTCCAGTTCGGGTAGTTAAAGGAAATAAGTCAGAGATGGTAACTGATGCTGAAGTAGGCAAATTTCCAAAACAAATTAAAAATAATAAACAACCACAATTTCCAGAAACTTATGGGCCAAATGCTGGTAAGGTACGTGATGAGAATTATGTTCCACCAGAGATGCACCCAAAATATGTTTTTGATGAGGGTTTAGTAGTAACAGCAGATACTGGCACATCAAAAGTAAATGAGCAATTTTTACGTAATGCAGTTAAAGACCCAGAGAAACTGCCAGTAGTTCATGGACATTTACTTGATGAAAATCTAAATCTTCGTAGCGTTGGAATATCTAAGAAAATAATTAATCAATCATTTAAATGGCTAGCTACAATGCCTGAAGATGCTTTGGCACGTCATCCATTATTTATTGATTTATATCGCAAGAGCATAGCTAGTCGCATTGCTACCCTAGAGCAATTAAAGGGTAAGTCAATTCCACGTGAAGAGTTTGAAGCTATCCAATTTGCATTAGAAAAGTCAGCCCGTGCTGATGCACTCAAGGGTATAAAGTCTACCCTTTATAACGTAGAACGCCGCACTAATGCTGCGTATGTGATGCGCTTTATTATGCCATTCTTCTCAGCTCAAGAGAATGCTGTCAAGACATGGCTCAGGATTGCTGCCGATAAGCCACAAATTGTATATCGCGCACAGGTAATCTGGAACGCTCCAAACCGTGGAGGTTTGGTAGTTGATGAAAATGGTGAGCCAGTACCACCTAATAAAGAATATAATGCTAATGATACAATGTGGCTACAAGTTCCTAAGATATTTAAGAAGTTACCACTCATCGGAGAGGGCTTATCAACCCTTGATGAGATTGGTATTAGCAAGCGAAGCCTAGATGTTGCCTTCCAAGGTAATCCATTCGGTGTAAACCTAGGCCCATTGCGTGCTATTCCAGTAGCTAATGTTATGAAATTAAAGCCAGAACTATCTGAAGTTCTAGGCTTTGCCTTCCCATTTGGCCCTGATGCTTCTATAAAGCAGTTCGCTCCTACATGGTTACGCCGTCAATGGGAGAAGTTAGAGGGGCAAGAGAACTCCGACTATGCCAAGATGTTCCAACTTATATGGTTGACTGAACAACAGAAGGCTAGAGAAGAGATGCGCCCATATCTTTCTGAGGGAGAAATCGTCAAGAAAGTAAATGCGTATTACAATATGCGTACTGCTGCATCTTTACTTCTACCATTTTCCCCACAGTTTAACAGCCCTTATCGTTTCTATATGGATAAGTGGAGACAATACTCAGAGAAGTATGGCCTAGGTGCAGATGCTAAATTCCTAGATGACTTCCCAGAATACTTCTCATTTGCTACTACACTGTCTAAGAATCCTACTGGCTCTCGTGCCACAATGGACGATGTACAAAATGCTAAGCGATACAAGGGTTTAATTGCTGAATTGAATCAGTATGACTCAACGCTTATTGGTTTAGTTACCCGTGGCAGCAATGCTGCTAAGTATGACCCAACAGCATACTGGTGGCAATCAGAGACATCTATCTCTCCTGGCACACCAGAGAAGTTCCGTGGCAAGCAGACTCCTATTGAGGCAGCTCAAAAGAATCAAGCTCGTGAGGGTTGGGCCAAGTACCGCAAGGCTACAGCTTTACTAGACCTAGAGCTAGAGAAGCGTGGGCTGACATCATATGAACAGAGTGCTGCCTCTGACTTAAAGGCAATGCGTCAAGCTGTAATAGATGCACTATCAACAGAGATTGACCCAGTTACTGGAGAGCAAACCAATGTCCCGTCTGCCTGGTATCAAGACTACAAAGATATCGATGGATTAAAAACCGCTAAGGTTGTCATTGGCCTAAAAAGAATTGTGGCTGATGAGCGATTCATGGAAGATAACGCTGATGACCCAACTTGGAAATCGGTTTCTCTATACCTAAAGATTCGTGAAGAGTTTGCAAAGAAACTTAGGGGTAGACAAGTGAGTAGCATTGACGCTAAATCAAATGCAGATTTAAGATTAATGCTTGATTTCTATGTGAATCAACTTAAACGTGGAGATGTACAATTTGCTGATATATACGAAAGATATCTATCAAGAGATATGATATTCGACAGATACCTAGATAGCGGAATGTGATATGGCGACCCTAAAAGAACAACTAGCAGCTGAAAAAGATAAACTTCGTAAAGCACAATTCTTGGTTGAACAAAGCGAAGCCTCACTTGAGCGCTCTGGAAAAGAACCTTCTGAAGGATTGCTAAAAGCCAGGAAAGAAGTAACTAGGTTAAAGGCAAGCATTGCTGACTTAAATAAAAAAATAACCAGCAAGAAGACTGAAAAGCTAAACGAAACTTTTACTCCTGAAGAAAAGAAATCTATACAAGAATCAGCCGTAAAGGGAACTCTATCTTTTACTGATGATAAGCTGATAAATGAACTTAAGGTTTTCCTTGGCCCCCAGTTCTCGCCTGAGGCTTTTGCCCAAGGTGGCGTAGGGGCAAATGTACTTGTATATCAAGGAGAGAAAAAAGGTAAGGCTACCAGCCCAACTGGTGGAACTTATGCTACAAAACAAGATGATGTCGCATTAGTCAATAATGTTGTCAGCTCCTATTGGACCGACAAGAACATACAAAAGAAAGTTCTTAGTGCCTTAATCGCTTCAGGCAATTCTAATGCTACACAGCTAGATGCCTTTGCTACATGGCAGTCAGTAGTCCAACAGTCAGCTCAACTATACAATGCTGGCAAAGGCCCTAAGTTTACGCCAGTAGATATTCTTAATATGTCTTTATCTAAAGCAGGCGGTAGGCCAGATGTCACAACATACCTGGATGTACCAAGGGATATAGAATTAAAGCAAATATTAAAGGATAGGCTATCTCCTCTATTAAGAAAAGAAGTCAAGGATGACGACCCAGATTTCCAAGCTTTATTCAGTGATGTAAAAAGTTTATATCAAAAGGGTGAGACAAGTACAACAACCGTTGACCCTAAGACTGGTAAGAAAATTGTAAAGCGCACTGGTGGGGTAACCGACGCGCTAGTTAAAGCTAAGATTGATAAATACTATAATGAAAATAATCAAGACTTCCTTGAGGCTAAAAGCCTTGATGCTACAGATTATTTCTCGCAATGGATGAGGAGCTAACGGGTGGCAGACACAGCAGAACAAATTGCTTATGACCAAGAGTTAGCAAAGATTGAAACAATGCCAGCTGGCGAAGCTAAGTCAGAAGCTACGGTAAAATTCAATCAGAAATATCCAAACGGTAGACCAGGTTTAACAGCGGAACAAAAAGATACTAAGGCTCAAACCGCTGGTAAAGTCTTTGGCTTTATGAAAGCCTTTTTGGATAAGTATCCCAATGACACTAAGCTACAGGAATCTTGGGCTTTATTATTAGATAATGATATTGCTGGCGCAGAACTTGCTTTCAAAGAGAGCCAGTATTATATCAATACCCTGCCAACATCTGACAAAAGATTAAAGACAAAGCTAGGTCAGTTTGGCGTATACACCCAGGAATTAAATAAATTCATTGACGAACAAGTTCGCCGTCTAACCCTATCTGGTATCAAGTTAGACCCAAATGACAAAGCTGTCAGGGACATGCTTGAGACAGCATATGACAATGCTGAGACTGATAATCAAGTTGATATCAAAGCCCTTGCCCTAAACAGTGGCAAAGTAATTGGCGGAGCTACTGGTGGTTCTATTGCCGACTTGCGTGCTTATGCTAAAGCATTTGGTATTAAGTACACAGATGCTGACTACAACCGTTGGTCTAGTGAAATCTTCTCAGGAACAACCACGGCTAACGATATTCAATCTAAGATACGTCAAGACTCTGCTAGCGCCTTCCCAGTGTATGCCGATAAGATTCTTAGTGGTACATCTGTGGATAGTATTGGCTCTGCATTCAAATCTTCTTTTGCTAACATACTTGAACTAGACGCAGACTCTGTGGACTTTAATGAACCATTATTGCGTAAAGCTCTACAGTATACTCAGGATGGGAAACCAGCAGTTATGCCAGTGTGGATGTTTGAACAAGAACTACGTAAAGACCCTCGTTGGCAGTATACTAACAATGCTAGAGAGTCTGTATACAATGCTATTTATCAGGTTGGAACAGATATGGGGGTAATCTAGTGGCTAAAGAAACAAAAGAAGAACGCCGTCTTCGCATTCAAAAAGAAGTAGCAGATGAATCCGCTGCCCGCCGAGAAGCATACTTTAAAGCACAGGAAGAATCTAAAGCAAAGGCAGCTGCCGCCGCTCCTCCACTTCCAAAGCCAGATGCTTATGTTTATGACTACGCTTGGAGACAAGGCGTTGGTACCCCTGAAGGTCAACTTAAATTAATTAAATCTCCCAATGCATACTATGATGCTTCTACCAATACAATCGTAGACCCTGCTACTGGCGAAAGAACAGATGCTACTCAGTCAATGGTATCTGGAGCGTCTACTTCTAGCGATTCTTTATATGCTAGTAAATATGCAGCAGGCTATGGTATGGACACTCAAGGTAATCAATATCGAGGAGCAGGTACTCAAGGCGACCCACTAACAATAAATGGCTCACCTTTCACTGGAACCTGGCAAGGCAAGACATATCAAAATGGATTAATAAAAACTTCAACAACCAGTTCGGTTACTACACAACCAATAATTTCAACAGGTTTAGATTCGGCTACTTTAGAATTAATTAAATCTTTACAGACTCAAATTGCAAATCTAACCACAGGCAATGCTGCAACCGCAGCTGCAACAAAGGCTGCCGAGAAGTTAGCTGAGCGTCAATCAGCTTTTGATGTATTGCGTGCAGAGATGGATGCTCTAGGTTTAGGTGCCCTTGTTGAGCCACTACGAGGATTAATTCAGAAGGATGTTAGTCCATCAGAATTCGCCGTAGAGCTTCGGCAATCCGAGGCATATAAAAATCGTTTTATTGCTAACGAAGGTCGTTTAAAGAAAGGACTACGAGTCCTTACTCCAGGGGAATACCTTAGGGTTGAAGATGCCTATCGTCAGACTTTACGTACATACGGATTAAAGCAATTCGATAATGACCAATATGTTCGTCAATTTATTGAAAACGATATATCCGCAGCAGAACTTTCTGATAGAGTTGCTACAGCAGTACAGCGAGTACAGAACGCTGACCCTGCAATAGGCCGAACATTGCGTGATTACTATGGCATTGGCCAAACAGATTTAGTTGCTTATGTTCTTGACCCTAATCAACAACTACAAAAGATTCAGCGTCAGGTTGCTGCAGCTGAAATTGGAGTAGCTGCTAGAAAGCAAGGACTTGAAGCAGGAGTAACAGTTGCTGAGCAACTTGCAGCACAGGGTATTACTGAAGCTCAAGCCCAAAAGGGTTATGCTACAATAGCTGATATCTTGCCTACATCAGAGAAGTTATCTCAGATTTACGGAACTACTTTAGAAGGATATGGCCAAGCTGAAGCTGAGCAAGAAGTATTTAATACCCTTGCATCAGCACAACGCAAGCGTCAACGCCTTGTAGGCCGTGAGATTGCAGAGTTCAGTGGACAATCTGGACTCGGCAGAGGCTCACTAGGCACAGCAACAGGCGGACAATACTAGAATCCTGAGCGGACCCATCGGCCCCGCCAGCGTATCAGACCGATAGCAAGAGCCAACCTATTTCCCCGAATAGACTTGAGGCTTGCGACTAACAACGAATAGAAGGGTGGTTGCTATGAGCAACAACTACTGGGATGAAGAAGACGACGACCTAGATACTCAAGAGTATGCAGGTGATGGCAGTGACTTGTTAAAGAAGTTACGCAAAGCCAAACGTGCAGATGAAAAGAGAATCAAGGAACTGACTGAGCAACTTGAGGGTTTAACCAAGGTGCAGCGTGAGCGAGTTGTCAAAGAAGTCCTAGCAAAAAAAGGTGTTAATGAGAAAGCCGCACGCCTTGTATTAAAAGACCTGGATGATGTTAACGAGGAGTCAGTTTCTAATTGGCTCGATGATAACGCAGACTTGTTTGGAATCAAGGTAGCGGAACAAGAAGCACCAGTAAATCAACAGGAGATTGCTCGGCTTCGCCAGCAAGATATCCTGACACAAGGTGCTCTAACACCTGACAGAGGACTAGATGTAGAACAGCGTATGAACCAAGCTGGTTCAGCCGAAGAGCTACTATCTATCCTTCAGTCACAACAATAATCCGTTCATAGTCAAGGAGACTAAAAACTAATGTCACAATATACATCAACCGCGAGTACATCTCTCGGAGGAACAGTTGGTGGCGCAGGTCTCGTACAGAAGGCGTATGACCGTCTTCTCGAGTTCGCTCTCCGTTCAGAACCACTACTTCGTTCTGTAGCAGATAAGCGTCCTGCCCGTCAAGCAATCCCAGGTTCAACCGTAGTGCTACAGCGCTATGTTGATTTGGATGCAAAAACTTCAACACTAACAGAGACAACTGACCCAGATGCAGTTGCTCTAACAACTCCGACATCAGTAACCATTACTCTTAACGAGTACGGTAATGCTGTCCTAGTAACCCGTGCTCTTGAGCTATTCTCACTAGCAGACGTAGACCCAGCTATTGCAAACATCATTGCATACAACCTTGCTGATTCTATCGACCAGGTTGTTTCAACAACTTTAACTGGCGGAACTAACGTAATCTACAGCGGAAGCACTGCTACCAGCACTGCTACAATTACTGCTGCTGCAACAATTGATTCAGCAGATATTCGTAAGGCTGTTGCTAAACTCCGTGCTAATAAGGCCAAGGCTCGCCGTGGTTCTTACTACTGGTGCGGAATCCACCCAGAAGTTTCCCACGACCTGCGTGCAGAGTCTGGAAACCTAGGCTGGAACTTTGCTCACATTAACTCTGACCCAGCCGTTAATAACGTATGGGCAGGAGAAATTGGCGACTACGAAGGAGCATTCTTTGTTGAGTCTTCTCGTTTGCCAAGCGCTAAGGCTGGCGCAGACCAGACCGCACTAACAACTGCTGCTGCAGTTAGCGGTGTTTCTGGTGCGTTCACTATCGTAGCAGCAAATGGTGCCTTCGGTGGCCGTGCTGAAGTCGGAGATAAAATCTCTGGAACTAACGTAGGAACTGGCGCTAAGATTACAGCAATCTCTGTAGGTGCAACAAACACTACATTTACAGTTGACGTTGCTAACTCTGGAACTGTTGGAACAAACACTCTTACAGTAACTCCAGTAACACGCGTATTTGATACTATCCTCTGCGGACAGCAAGCACTTGCTGAGGCTGTTGCAGAAGAGCCACACATTGTTATCGGAAACGTAACCGATAAGTTGATGCGCTTCCGCCCAATGGGTTGGTACGGCGTACTCGGCTTTGCACGTTATCGTGAAGAAGCACTGTATCGTATCGAATCAGGCTCCTCAATCGCAGCTCTCTAGTTGATTGACTCTGAAGGGTAGGCCTAGAAACCTACCCCTTGGGGTGAGTTCATTAGGAGGACTTATGACCGAATATATCTTCACAACCCCCACGGCTGAAGAGGGTCCTGCTGGTGGTGGACGACTGTTTTACTTTTATAAACTTGACAGAGGTATTACAATAGTACTAAAGCCAACTGGTGGGTACGCACAAATTCGATATCCTGTTGATGGAGATTTAGCTAGTTACCCACAAGTCTATGAAGGTGGTTACAACCACATAGTAGATGATGCCACAAAGGCAGCACTTATCGCTGGTGGAGTTGGTGTCACAGAAAGTAACTTTACAGCAATATGAAACATTGGGAACATCACCCTGAGCCAGTCGAAGGATGCTTTGGCTGTAAGGGTTTAAGTTTACAGATGAACACTGGTGATGCACATAGCCAAAGGTCTATGCCAACTAAAGCATTTAATAAAGAATTGGATGCCTACAAGGCTGCAAGAGCCCAAGGTATTCAGCCCGCTGGAACTTCTATGAAGAAGATTCAAGAGGCAGTAAAGGCTAGTGAGATATTGGGTAAACCATATGACTCTAGCAAAATGGCACCAGCAAAACATATAACCAAAAAATCAGCAGCAGTACTAAATCAACTAGGAGCATAATATGCCAATGGTAGGCGATAAGAAATTCCCATACACAGCAAAGGGCAAGAAAGCAGCAAAGATGTACGCTAAGGCCGAGAAGATGGAAGGCAAAGCAATGATGATGAAGATGTCAAAGAAGAAGGCTGCACCTAAGAAGAAAGCCGCAATGAAGAAGATGGGCAAGAAAAAGTAATTATGCCTATGGAAAATATGAAGACTCCTCATACATTCCGTGAGGAATGGTTGAAGTCTAGATATTCAACAGCGGAAAATTATATTCCTTATGAAGAATATTATGCTTCTCGGGTTAAATCAGAACCTAGATTACAGGCTCGTGCAGCAGGTAGGGCATTTAAAGACGCAAGCAAAATGCTAGCGGAAAGTAAAAAAGCCTTAAAGAAAAGCAGTAAGTGATGTCATCAGGACAATTGAAACCGCACCGCGGTTTTAACTCCGTGCAAATTAAAGACGGATACGTGGTGCGGTTAAACAAGAATGGAACAGTAAGAGCAGTATTGGGTAAATACGGAGAGTATAAGAAGGAAAACAAATGAGTCTAATCTCAAGCACTGGTGAAACTCCTGGCAATTACAGACGTAGGAAAGAAAAAGAAGCAAGCGCTAAAAGTCGCGCTCAATCTAAAAAACCTAAAGCACGTAATAACTTTGATGACCAATCTAATGTAGATAAATTATATGAATGGTTATACAATACAGGCAAATACCGCAAAACTCAATACGATATATACAACGACTAAGGACTAACAATGGCGGACCCAAGGCTTAAGAGAGCAGGCGTATCAGGTTTCAATAAACCTAAGCGCACACCTAGTCACCCAAAGAAGTCACACATTGTTGTGGCTAAAGAAGGTAGCCAAGTAAAGACTATTCGCTTTGGCGAACAAGGTGCTAAGACTGCTGGCAAACCAAAGGCTGGAGAGCCTGACAGAATGAAAAAGAAGCGTGCATCATTTAAAGCACGCCACTCAAAGAACATTGCCAAAGGAAAGATGTCTGCTGCTTACTGGGCAGATAAGGTGAAGTGGTAATGTCATACACCAAGCCTGAGTTAAGAGAACGCATTAAGAACAAAGTAATGGCTGGCACCAAAGGTGGCAAGGCAGGACAATGGTCTGCTCGTAAGGCTCAGATTGTAGCACAAGAATATAAGAAAGCTGGAGGCGGTTACTCAGGTAGCAAGACCAGCAAGCAGAAGTCCTTATCTAAATGGACTAAAGAAAAATGGGGAACTAAATCTGGTAAGCCTAGCACCCAAGGCAAAGAAGCTACTGGTGAAAGATATCTTCCTAAGAAAGCACGCGAAGCTTTATCAAGCAGTGAGTATGCTGCTACTAGCAAAGCAAAGCGTGAAGGTATGAAAAAAGGCAAACAGTTTGTCAAACAACCCAAGTCAATCGCAAAGAAAACGGCAAGGTATAGATAATGGCGACAGGCACAGCAGGTAGTTCATTTACAAGCGAACTAAATCGCTTAGCAAATAGTGGGACATATCCAGTATTGACTTCATACTTGGCTGCCACTGGTGCTGCCAACCAATATGCAGGAACAACAGGTAAGGCACTCATTGGTGCACTGAACCTAGAAGCAGATGCTAATCGTCAGCCTAATGACTTCAAGGCTCTTGGCGGTATCTGTAATGAACTAGCAGGAACAACAGACTTATCACCTACTGACGCCTTAAGGAGCATTAACCTGTGACAACACTTAGCGAAATGATTGATGAGACTTTAATCAATCTATCAGGTTATACCTATCTGCAAGATAGAAGTACCTACCTAACCTCAGCAGTAACTACTCTTACTTCCCCTAGCTCATCTCCTACCGTGCTAAGCCTAGGCTCTACTGACTCAGTAGGCAAGGGTATCATTGAAGTAGGCGAAGAGTTAATGTGGGTTGATTCCTTTGACCGCGTTGCTAACACAGCAACCATTGCGCCATATGGTCGTGGCTACCTAGGCACTACTGCCTCAACTGCTGCTGTAGATACTAAGGTTACTATCTCCCCAATCTTCCCACGCTATGTAATCAAGCGTGCTATCAATGATACAATCCGTGCCATGGGCACACAGCTTCTTATTGTAGACCAGACTACCTTTACATACAACTCAGCTATTACAACCTATGAGCTAAGTGATGGTAGTGGTAACCCACTTAATATTGAGAACATCCTAACTATGTCTTGGCAGGATATTGGCCCAAGCAAAGAGTGGATAAATGTTCGTCGTTATACCTTTGACCCAAAGGCTGAATCTGGAACTTGGGGTGCAAACGCACAGACAGTTACCATCGGAGATTACATTACCTCAGGACGTACAGTCAAGGTTAACTATGTCAAACAGCCATCAGCCTTCACAGCTTCTAACCAAGTCTTTACTACTCAGACAGGATACCCTGAAACAGCAAGAGATGTGGTAATCCTTGGTACAGCATACAGACTTCTAACCTACCTTGACCCAGCACGTGCTTCTCAGATTAGCCCACAGGCTGATGAGATTGATGCTAAGCGTCCGTTCGGCTCAGCCAACACAGCAGTGCGACAAATATTTTCACTTTATCAACAAAGACTTAGAGAAGAGATACAAGCCTTCCAGGGTCAGTACCCAACCCGAGTTCACTACAGCCGATAGGAACATAAATGACAACACGCCAATACTCGTCCCGTAGCCAGCAGTCAACACTGACTAGCGCTATTACCGCAGGTGCTAATACTATGACTGTAGTATCAGGCACTGGTCTGCTAGGTGGTGTCACTATCCCTGCAGGCAGAACATTTACATTGGTTATAGATGTAGATACTGCTCTTGAAGAAATCGTAGATGCTACGGCGGTATCTACTAATACCTTTACAATAACCAGAGCCATTGACGGCTCATCTGCACAAGCACACTCAGCAGGTGCAGTAGTAAGACATATGGCTATCGGTAGAGATTACCGCGATGCCAACCTACACGCAGAGGCTGATGCTTCCTATAATGATGGAGCAGGTAGCGCCCATACAATGCACGGCATTGCATCTGGCGAAGGTGTAGTAGTAGGAACTCTTAAGACCCAAACTCTTACCAACAAGACTCTTACCAGCCCTACAATTTCTAACCCTACCTTTACTGGCACAACCTCTGTTGCTGCTAGCGTTGTATTTGAGGGCACTACGTCAGATGACTTTGAAACTACCCTGACTGTAGTTGACCCTACTCAGGACAATACAATCACCCTGCCTAATACGACAGGTACTGTAGTCATTGCTAACGCAGTCCAGACCCTAACCAACAAGACTATGGGCGATGCTCTTAACGCTGGTGGCTTTAGGATTACAAATATTGCTACACCAGTAGATGCCAATGATGCTGTCAATAAAACCTTTGCTGATGCTCAAGTTGCTGCTGCAGCCACATCGGCTGCCAGTGCCGCTACAAGTGCCTCTAGCGCGGCTACAAGCGCCTCTAGCGCCCTTACTAGCGCCAACAGTGCATCTTCCTCAGCCTCTGCTGCTGCTACCTCTGCAGCCAGCGCATCTACTTCTGCCTCATCGGCTTTAACTTCGGCTAATAGCGCTGCAACTTCTGCTTCTACTATGGCAGCCAGCGTTGCTGCTGCTCAGGCTTCAGAGACTGCTGCTGCAACCAGCGCCACAAGCGCTGCTGCTTCAGCCACTGCAGCCGCTACATCAGCCACATCTGCAGCCGCTTCTGCTACGGCAGCGGCTACTTCTGCTACTAGCGCTGCAGCATCGGCTACTGCCGCTGCTACTTCTGCTACATCTGCTTCTAATTCAGCAACTGCATCTGCTACATCAGCCAGTGCTGCTGCTACGTCGGCAACTTCGGCAGCAGCCTCAGCAACGGCTGCAGCAACTAGCGCTACATCTGCAGCGGCATCTGCTACCGCAGCAGCCACATCAGCAACTTCTGCTGCTGCTAGTTATGACCAGTTTGATGATAGATATCTAGGTAGCAAAACTTCTGACCCAACTTTAGATAATGATGGCGGTGCACTGATAACTGGTGCGCTTTACTTTAACTCTGTGCTTGGAGCAATGAAAGTATATGACGGAGCACAATGGGATTTAGTAGCCCCTGATACATCTAACTTTATTGACAAGGCAATTCTTACAGCCAAAGGCAGTCTTATCTCGGCAAGCGGAGCCTCAACCCCTGTGGCTCTTGCTGCTGCTTCTACCAATGGCTATGTATTAACAATTTCATCTGCAACAACTACTGGTCTGGCTTGGGCTGAAGTAGATACACAATCAATTGAAGTTAAAACCCTTATGGGCGTTTTACTCTAGGAAAGGAATACAGTAACTAATGGCTGTAACATCTAAAGTCCTCTTTAGGGGGGCTGCTACAACAACAAGCACAACACTCTATACAACTCCTGCTACTGCTACTGCGGTAGTAACTAACATCGGAGTAACCAATACTACGACTAGCGCAGTGACTGCATCTATATTACTTGACGATGTTGCTATACTCTCAGATGTATCAGTAGATGCTAAGACGTCTATCTTTATAGACCTGAAGCAGGTAGTAGATGCCAGCGATACCATCAAAGGCTCTGCTTCAACTACTGCTGTTAACTTTCATATTAGCGGAGTGGAGATTATCTAATGACAATTTCACAATTTCCTTTACCAGAAGGTGGTATTCCTACAGGTAATACGGCAGGCAGACCAGCCAACCCTGTAATCGGTGATGTTTATTACAATGGTGAATTAATTATTCTTGAAATTTATGATGGCAATAATTGGGTTCCTTGTTCTGCTCCACCACCAACTCCAAGTATTGCAACCCCAACCGATGCTTCTACTGGCGATGCTTATACATCTACTGCTGGAAAATTATCTGTTGTATTTACTCCAGGCATCGGACCCGCATCAGAAACTCAATACAATGCTTACACTACTACTGGAGGACACACTGCTTCATCATCTGATACTACTGTAACAATTACTGGTTTAACTCCAGGTACTTCATATACAGTTTATGGCACTGCTCAAAATGGTTATGGTGTTTCTACTAATACCGCAAATGCAACAGCAGTAACTCCGACAACATTACCTGAAGTAAGAACTATCGGTACTGCTACTACTTCAGGAGCAACTTCAGATGTAACAGTTACTTGGACAAACGGCAACAATGGTGGTAAAAATCTTACATCTATTACTATTACTCCATTTCTTAATGGAACAACTGCACAGACAGCAACAACTGCTGCTACAACTTCATCAACATCAGCAACAATTGTAGGTTTAACTGGAGGTTCTAGTTATACCTTTAAGGTAAAAGCAACTAATGCTAATGGAACTTCTGCAGACTCTACTGCTACAAACTCTGTAACCATTCCTGTTGCTTTTACAGTTGATTATCTTGTAATTGCAGGAGGCGGTGGAGGCGGCGGTGGATACGGCGCAGGCGGGGGTGCTGGTGGTTACAGAACTTCTGCAGGAACTTCTGGCGCTGGGTCAGCGGCTGAGTCATCATTAACATTAAACACTGGAAGCAATTACACAGTTACTATTGGTGCAGGTGGCGCTGGTGGTCCTGGCAGTTCAGGTACTACGGCAGGGATTGGTGTTGATACAGTTTTTAGTACAATAACTTCAACTGGTGGTGGGCGCGGCTCATCAGTTGGTAATAGCAATAATAGTAGTACTGGTGGTTCTGGTGGCGGTGGCCAAGCGATACCTAACGCTGGTAAGGCTGGAACTGCTAATCAGGGTTCTGCAGGTGGCAATGGTAGTGGTGACCCTAATTACGGCTGTGGCGGCGGCGGAGGTGCTGGGGCAGTTGGTGCAAATGGAACTACCACAAGTGGTGGTAATGGCGGAAATGGAATTTCATCTGATATTACTGGCTCATCTGTAACTCGTGGTGGCGGTGGCGGTGGAGGAACCTACCGAGGCGGTACTGCTGGAAATGGCGGTTCAGGCGGCGGAGGTGCTGCTGGCGCAGCAACCACTGGCACTGCTGGAAATGTTGGCTCTGCTGGTTCAGCCAACACTGGTGGTGGCGGAGGTGGAGCCTCATCTGGCAGTGAAGGTTATGTAAGGGCAGGCGGTGCTGGTGGAAGCGGTGTAGTTATTCTTCGTTATCCTGATACTAAAACTATTACTATTGGCGCAGGCTTAACAGGAACTGAAAGTTCTGCAAGCGGAGGATTTAAGAGGGCTACCATTACTGCTGGTAGCGGAAATGTGAGTTGGTCATAATGGCACACTATGCACTATTAGATGAAAACAATACAGTAGTTAAAGTAATTACGGGTATTGATGAAACAGAATCTATTGAGGGTAAAACTCCTGAACAATGGTATGGCGAGTTTCACAATATGAAATGTGTTCGTACATCTTACAATGGAAATATTAGATATAACTATGCTGGTATAGGATATACCTATGACACAGAGTTTGATGCTTTTATTCCACCAAAACCATATGATTCTTGGAAATTAAATTATGAAACTTTTAATTGGGTTTCTCCTATTCCAATGCCACAAAGAGAAGAAGGTTTTATCTTTAGGTGGTCTGAAATAAATAAAGAGTGGATTAAACTAAAGTTACCAAATTGGGTTAGTTAGGAAAGTAAATGGGGACAAACATAACTTTCTTAAGCGGATTACCTAGAACTGGCTCAACACTGCTGACTTCTATTTTAAGTCAGAACTCTGCACTGCATACAGAAGGCAACTCAGCCCTTTGTCAGTTGATGTGGGATATGCAAGTATCCTGTTGGAATACTGAGCAGTTGCAGAATAAACCCGATATGCAAGATAAGTTACTGACCTCTATCCCTGAAGTTTTTTACCAAGGGGTAGAGGGTAACATTATTGATAAGTGTCGCTCTTGGACACTACCAGCCAACCTAGAACTAATAGACAAATACATAACTAAGTCACCAAAGATAATCGTAATGCTACGACCTATTGTTGATATAGTTAAAAGTTTTGTTCTTATTAGGGATATGAATGGATGGAACAATCCAGAAGCAGGACTATTAGATAATGGCTCAGAGCCTATTATGCGTTCTCTTGATGGTATTAAACACGCTAAGTCTATTGACTCAGGACAGTTTTTATACCTTTGGTATGACGATTTAGTGACCAATCCAGAGCAGACTATAAATAAAGTTTATGATTTCTGCGGTTGGGAAAAGTTTAACCATCAGTTTGATAACATAAAGAATCTAACTCCAGAGCGTGATGACTTGCTTGGGCTGTTAGGTCTACACGATATTAGACCAGAGTTAAAACGCAGAGAAGTTAAAGTAAAACTATCAGATGAATTGTATGAAAAAGCAATACAACTAGATAAAGAGATGGGGACACAATGATACAAAAACAAGAGACAGTAGCCATCGGCTGGTGCGATAACGGCAACACCGATGGTAAGTTTACCGAAGGACTAATGACAGCAGTCATTGCTGGTCCTAACAATGGTATGCGCTTTACTACTTCTATCCGTGTTCAGGGTAATCAGATAGGCAGACAACGCCAGATACTCTTTGACTACTGGGCAGATAAACTAAAGACAGACTGGATACTATGGGTAGATTCAGACATAGTATTAAACCTAGAGGCTATGCAGAAACTCTGGCAGACAGCAGATAAGATTAACCGCCCTGTAGTTAGTGGTGTTTACTTCATATCTAAGGAGAATGAGGGCAGTCTAATGCGCCCGTTTCCTGTCTTGTTTGATGATGTAGATGAATTCCAAGTGCGCTATCACCACCCATTACCTGATAACCAAGTCATCAAGTGTGACTCAGCAGGCTTTGGTTTTGTCCTAATGCATAAGTCTATTGTTCCTAAGATGCGAGAAGTATTCCCAGGACAGTCTATGTTTATGGAACGCGGTGATGCTGATGATAGTAAATTTGTCGGCGAAGATATTATCTTCTTCCGCCGTATGAAGAAGGCAGGTATACCACTACACGCCCATACTGGGGCGCTAGTAAAGCATATGAAACGCTTTAGCGTTGACTATGACTACTATGCATTGTATTGGTCTAATGAACATTTAAAGACTAAACTTAAAGAGCAACAAGGAGAATAAGTGGCTGGTCGTGATATTACAGAAGGTCGCTCTAGTAGAGCGATTGCTGTTGATGTAGGTGTAGTTGCTACTGATTCCATCTGGCAGAACACCGATGTAGCCTATGATGTAGCTATTGGTGGCATGCCATTTATCTATGCTATCAGTGACGCTAATCCTTACATACGTCAGACTGCTCCATATAGAAAAGAACAGTTTGATAATCAGACAGAACCAGGTGAGCAGAGCCTCACTGGTTGGTGGCTTCGTAGCCAGTCTTCCTTTCACGAGGGGACTGGCATTAACTTCTATGACCCAGGACTTATTCCAGGGGAAGGTACATCTCGCTTTGCCGATAGCAAAGGTGTAGATGTATGGACAGAAGGCGAAGTAACCCTTCTTAATAATACTGCTACCTCTCACTATACAACTGGTGTTGTTCGTGCTAATGGTAAACCAAGTCAGATTGCACGCAGCATCCAATGGGCTGGCACTAACGGCGTACTACTAGTAGATGGTTATGATGTTGACAAGATTGCAGTAGATGGAACTGATACCCACTTTATTGACTATGCTGCTGGCACAGATAAGCAAGTCTTTGCTATCTGTGATGATGGTGTCAATGCTTACTGGGTAACTGCAATCCTTGACTCAGGTGTAGACAAAACTGCTGTATACAAAAAGCCATTAACTGGCGATGCTTCTACATCTAATACTCTGCTCTTTAGTAGTAGCACTATTGTTGCCAATGAAGCAACTATGGAGTATGTAAAAGACCGTATTGTTATGGCGGTTAATAATAAGATTTTTGAATTTGCTACAAATGCATCTGCTCTACCTACTGCAGTCTATACCCATACCAGTACTAGCGTAGTATTTACTAGCGTAACTGCTTCTGGTACTGCCATATATGTATCTGCTTTTGAGGGCATCCAGTCATACATCTACAAGTTTACCTTGAGCACAAGCACTGGTTCTATGCCTTCATTGACCAGTGCTATCACTGCTGCTCAGATGCCTACTGGCGAAAAGATATTTAAGATTGAATATTACTTAGGCTATATGTTAATCGGTACCAGCAAGGGTATCCGAGTAGCAACTGTAAGCGATGATGGCTCTATTATCTATGGACCTTTGATGGTTGAGACTAGCCAGCCTGTATATGACTTTGCATTCCGCGATAGATTTGTTTGGGCTACTACAGGAGTAGAAGGCGAAGGCGGAGTTGTCCGTATTGATTTAGGTAATGACTTGGGTGGCCTGCGCTTTGCTTATGCTAATGATTTATGGCTAGACAATGGAGTCACTGGCTATGTCACAACCTCCTGCGCTTTTGCTGGAGAAACAGATAGACTCGTATTTGTCACTACTGCTGTTAATCGTGGCACAATTACTAATAAAGAGTTAACCTCTAACGTAGCCACACTTACTACATCAGCAGCACACAACCTAGAAGTCAGCGATAGTATCTGGGTAGAAGGCGTAGATGCTACATTCAATGGTCAATACACAGTTACTGCAGCAACAACTACAACATTTAGTTATACAAAAGCAGCCACAAACGTAGCATCAACAGCAGTCTCTTCAGCCACAGCGCTAGTCAATGAGACTGGAACTATCAACATAGAATCATCTGGGGCTAAGATGCCTGATGGCTATCTACAGACAGGTTACATTAGATACAACACACTAGAACCTAAGAACTTTAAGCGCCTATTAGGACGCGGTGATTTTAGTAAAGGCTCTATGACTTTAGAAACTGTAGATGCCGAAGGCACAGAGTATGACATAATTAGTTATGACTCATCGGTTGACCCAGTAGAAGTAACTACTAGCCAGCCAGCAGGCGCCCAAGAATACATAGCCTATAAGTTTATTCTTAATAGAGATGGCACTGATAATACCAAGGGACCTATCTTCAAAGGTTATCAGGCTAAGGCTACTATCGCTACACCTAGACAGCGAGTAATTAGATTTCCCGTCTATTGCTTTGACGTGGAGACAGACAAGTATAATGTCCTAGTAGGATACGAGGGCAGAGCCCGAGATAGAATCGATGCTCTAGAAGCTATCGAAGAAGACGGCGACATTGTTACTTGGCAAGATTTAACAACTGGCGAATCTCGTCAGGTTGCTATAGAACAAATCACATTTACCCGCATGACTCCACCAGATAGAGGATTTACTGGTTACGGGGGCATGCTGACTATAACCGTAAGGACTGTGTAATGACACCAACTGAATGGGCTGGAATAGCCGTAGCCGTACTAACTTTAGTTACTGGATTTGCTGGCGCTGTGCGCTGGTTAGTCAAGCACTATCTATACGAACTACGCCCTAATGGTGGCTCAAGCCTTAAGGATAAAGTCAATTCACTTGAAGAAAAAGTAGAACTATTAACTGATTTAGTAAGAGAAGCATTGAGGAGATGAGTGAAACCTGTAGCCAAAGTAGCGTCACCTGCTGCTATT